AATGAGCGTATCGAGATTAGATCGCTGCGCCAAGCTGACCAAATTACTAGCGAAGTTAACGCCCAGCAAGACGCCATTGCCCGCGAAGTCCACTATCGCCAAGAAGCCAACCGAGCCGCCACTCTCAAGAGAAATCGTTACGAGATGGATATTGCTAAGCAAAAGTTCTCTTCAGCTGGCTTGGCTTTTGCGGATGGAGCCCGCCGATATATGGATTCAAAGCAACGACCCTCCGTCCGATCCTCCAACTTCTACATCGAGGTATTTGCCAACGATGCATCCAACCGAGACTCCCACGCTGACGCCCGAACCGGTTGGAAATCCAGGAAAGCCTGATGCCAGTGACGATCGGCGAGTACCGGAAGCTGATCGCAGACCGCCCACGGAAATTCACTGAGACCGAAGTCCGCTTCGCTCCCCCTAGTCGCAACAACACTGATTATTACTGCAAGGACTGCAGCCACTGGTTCGAATCCCCCGGCGCCAAGCGCTCCGTGTGTGAAATAATGCGAAAGCGTGATGATTCCTCCGTGGAACCTAAGGCTAAGTGCATGTTCTGGACTCGGACAGGCATGAAATTTCCTCTGCTGGAGCAGAACTGATGGCGAAGCTGGTGATTGATGAGGCACGCTACGGCAGCAAGAAAGGCACGCGGCGCGAGTCCTACTGGCCGCATGGCACGCGTGAGCAGGCTGAGAACGTGGCCACGTCGCTTAGTTACGATGAAGCTGGCTGCACAGATTACTGGATAATTGAAGATGAGCGTCCTGCGGCCCTCTGACTGGCGCTGTCCCCCGGCCTACTCCCCTCAAGGCGAGCTCACCCCCTCTGACTCCAAGCTTGGCTGGCTACGTGAGGCCATCCAGGAGGGCGAGGCGTTCCTAAAAACCCAGCGTGCCTTCATGGACATGGACCGCGCGCTGGACATCGTTGCCGGCGTCAGCCCCAACGACATCCGCACGGCCCGATCCCTATCCGGCGTCCGCATCAACCGCGCGAAGAGGAATGTACGTGAGATCGTCGCCAGCCTTAGCAACCTTCGCCCTATGTGGGGCTACAAGAACGACAACAAAGCCTATGACAAGGACTCCATTGTCCTCAACAAGCTGCTGAACTCGTGGTGGCATTTCACCTTTGCCGATCGCCGTATCCGACAGGCTCTTCAGTATGCAATGGTCATGGGGACTGGTTACATTTCCCCTGTCTGGAAGCGAGATTTTTGGAACGCCGGCCGTGGAGACATCTTCCTTAACGTTTATGGCCCGCGCGACGTTCTCTTTGTCCAGCTACCTCCATCCCATAATCTGCAGGAAGCTTACGCGGTAATCATTCGGATACGCACACCGATCCACGTAGCCTGCGCCATGTGGCCCCTGCTCGCCGATCGCTTCGCGCCAAACTACGTGTCCAGTGGCGCCATAAAGCGGGGCATGGGCCGCGTTACCGGCTTCGTGACCCCCCTTCTTCGCCGGCTTGGAGGTGGCCAGCAGCGCCGCGAGGAAGACGACACGCCTTTCCCTATGGTGGACATTTTCCACACCTACATCATGGACGCGTCGATCAACCTGGGCCCAGGCAAGGTCACCATGGGCCCCCCTGGCACGAACTTCAGCTATGAAGTCCCCGCGTATGAGGAAATGATCGACTCTGGTCAGCGTGACTCCAGCCAGCAGCCCCTGATGCGCCGCGTCACCTGGGAGGAATCCCGCCTCTACCCCGGCCGGCGTCGCCTGATCGCCTGCCCTGAGGTCAACCTGGAAATTGAGGACGGCCCGTCGCCCTGGTGGCACAACAAAGTCCCGATTATCGGCTTCACCCCTGATGACTGGCCATGGGAAGTCTGCGGTTATTCCCCGTTCCGCGACATGGCCCCCATGCAAGCGGCCGCCAACTCCCTATGCCGCGCCGTAGACGACAGCTGCAATGCCCGCCTACGACCCAATGTGTGGTACGACGAGCAAGTCCTGTCGAAGGCTGTCATGGACTCGATCGACTTCCGGCAGGGCGGCCAGCACATTCCAAACACCTCGATGGGCATGGGTGGCGATCCAATCAAAGCCATCCTTGACCCGCGCTGGTACCAGGTGGAATCCTTCATTCCGGAGTTCATCAAGTTCCTGTACGAGCAGATGGACTACGTCTCTGGTGTTAGGGACATAACCGCGATTGCCAAGGCCCGCCAGATCCCTGCGGCCGAATCCCTGGATAAGATCTTCGAAATGATGGGCCCCATTGTCCAGGACATCTCGCGTGGCATGGAAGCCGGCCTGCGAGACCTGGGCGACATGGTCAAATCCCTGTTCTTCCAGTTTTACAACGCCGCGCGCCGCGTACAGATCCTGGGCGGCCAGGACGGCTTGACGCAAGAGGATTTCGACTTCGAGCCAGCATCCATGGTTCCCTCGCACCTCCCCGGCGAGCCCACTGACACCAAATCCCCCACAGCTCTCTGGCAGCGCGCCCGCTGGCATCAGGACAATTTCGTGTTCCATGTCACGCCTCAGTCCGCGCACCAGATCACGCAGATGTCTCGCAAGATGCTGTACCTCCAGCTCTACCGTATGACCGGCCTGCCCTTCCCGATGGACCCCTGGACTTTGGGCAAGGAAATGGATATCACGATTGGTGAGGAGCCGCCCGCCACGAAGAACATTCTGGAGCGCTGGCTAAACTGGATGCAGGTAGTCCAGAAGGTTCAGCCGCCGCCGCAGCCTGGCCAAGGTCGAAAGCCCTCTGGTCACGCCGCGCCGCACCTAGTTAACAAAGGAGGACGGCAGACTGTAGCCGAATCGCGATGAACACCTACCAACTGATGGCAACCATCCCTGACCGTACGCACTCCTGGTTTCTGGTCGGATGTCCCCATTGCAAGACCGTCTCGGGCATCATCTTCTACCCCAATGGCGCCTGTTTTCATGTAGCCTGTGAGTGGAAGGGAACTGTCAAGGACTTATGGGAGCCGCTGCCCTCTGCCGCCAATCCGCTTCTCACCAACTGACCCGGTTGAGCTGCCTGCGCTGTCGGTCGCTCATGCTGCCAATTTTGCTGGGCCCTGGGGATGAGGTGGTGGCCTGGGGTTGCATACGGTGCAGGGACAATTTCCAGCCGGCGCTCGAATGGAACCGCTATACCCAGCGGTATGATCCGGATCTGGTGAGACCGTTTAATGGCTGATCAGCCCCCACTGTCGCCTGACTTTCTGAACCTGGTGGCTCGTCAGGGCCGCATCCCCTTAGCCTCCCCCGGCGCGCCTGGCTACACCCCGCAGCAGTATGATGAAGCCCTATCCCAGGTGGTTCCTCCGCTGATGAACGCCGGCATGATGGCTGGCACGGCCGGCCTGGGTGGACCTGAAGCCATGACTGTGAAGAACCTGATCCAGGGCCTGCTCGCTGGTATGCCGGCGCATGATATTCCCGGTGTCAGCATGGGGATGATTCCGACGATGGAGAATCTGCCGGAGTTCGGAGAAAAGTACGCAACTAACCTGCGGAATCTTAAATCTGGTGTAACTCCATATCGTGGCGACATTGCACCCGCTGCTTTAGCTGAGGCTTACATGGCAACGCGCTATCCAGGCCGCTATGGCAAGATTCCTGAACTTAAGTATGGCGGGCGTGGGCTGCCGTCCGATGTGCGCGGAATGTACGATCGGCCTGGCTTGTTCTCTACTGAGCGTGTGACCTTGGGGCCGGCTAGCTTGCGTGATCCCCGTGTGGCTGCTGGTACCTTAGGTCACGAGTCCCAGCACGTTCTGCAGCAGGCGCGCACGCCTAAGATGTTCAAAGACTATCCACGTGAACCCATACTTAAATCAGGCCAATTGAATCCCGCCTATGTTCAGCATCCAACCGAAGTAGCCGCGCGCCAAGCCGCACAGACTGCTCAGTCTGGCTTCGACAAATTCCTCCAGCTTCTTGGCCCCCAAGGTCTCCGTGAGTGGGCATCCACGCTCATGCGCTGAACTTTGGTACTTGACACCCAGTACGTTCCGGTACTAACATCCGTCTCAGGTGACGCCCAGACGCTAGGTTGATCCTGTTGTTTCGTTGTTCACACTCTGTGTACCGATAGCTCCCTTTAGGGGCTGTGGTCGGGGAAGGAGGAAGCGATGGTCGCTCTCAGCAAGTACGAAGTGGCGAATCGGCGTAAAAAGCGTCACAAGCGGTAGTGGCCCACGCGCGGCACTTTATGCGTCGTGGAAAGATGAGACCCCACAGGCGAAAGCGTGGGATGAAGCGGTATTGAGACTGGCGTCTGGGCTCAACCGAAGGAATATGGCGAAGCGCAAAGGCGGTAAGAAGACGATGGGTAAAGTCCGGACCCCCTTCATGAGCCGCATGTCAGCGAAAAGGTAAATGGCATCTGTAGCTACCCCGTTCGCGCCGGCGTTCACTCCTCCAGGCGCACCAGGCAGCCCTGAAGCAGGGCGGCCGCCAGCTCCCCCAATGCAGCCCGCGATGGAATCCCTCACTGGGATGATGCCACGCCAAACCGCTCCCGATCCTCAGGCCCGTCTGATGCAGATCCTGGAGCGGTTTCGCCAGATTGAAATGCAGATCGAAGCGATGGCCGGCGAGTTCCCCCAGTCCGCCAAGGACCTTCGCGCGGCAGTCAACTCCATTCGTCAGGCCATGTCCACGGCCGTTAGCCAGCCCAATATGGGCACCGAGCCCCAGGCTCCAAGGTCGCTTGGATGACACGGCGTGGGCTATTTGCGTCACTGCTTGGGGCGCTCAGGCTAAAGGCGGCAGCAACGGTGCCTCATAGGAGTCCGCAGCCTCAACTGATTGATTACTGCATGCAGGACAACCCGCTGATCATGCGCGTGGTTACCCCTGGTGATGCTGTTGGGAACGAGGTAGTTTACTATTTCAACGGCCCCATCACCATAGAGAATCCTAGATTATGCAGCAGCCTCATTACCGTCCCTGGCGCGCGAATTACCACGCCAATGACGAATGTTCCCGCTGTAGGTTTACAGGTCGGCAGTCCCTCGACACCGGCCGCTCAACAATCTTTTCGATCAACTGAGCCTGTTCGCTTGAACAACAAGCTCAGCGGTCAAATTTCCACAATCTCGCCTCACAGCGAGAACGGAGCCAACCCATGCCTAACGGACAGCAAACCTTCGAACTGAAGCAGTGGATCGCCAACATCGCAGCTGACGGTGCATTGTCTACAGAAGAAATTGCCAACCTGAACAACATCCTCGGAAAGTCTGACGTAGTTAGCGGCCGCGTTCGCGACGGCGTTCTTATGCATGACGATTACACGCGTAAGACACAGGATATTTCGCGACAGCGGACGCAGAATGAAGCCGACGTGCAAGCCATCCTGGGCGAGCGCCAATCTCTGGCTGACTGGAAACGAGGTCTGGACGAGAAGTACAACAATCTCGCCGCAGAGCTCGAAGCTTCCCGTATGACGGAAGGTCAGTTTCGCGCACGCATCAAAACACTGGCAGCGACTTATGGCGCCAGGGAAGAAGATCTCCTGGCAGGCATCACCACACCAGAAGTCAAGTCGCCAGCGGGTGGGCCGCCGAACGGCAACGTGAACGGTACCCCTTCGCACGATAATCTCGATAAATCTCAGTTCGTCTCACTGGAAGAGTACAACCGGGCTTCTAATCGATTCCCGTACCTGATCGCCGAATCCGCTGACATCGCGGAAGAGCATCAGGAACTCTTCGGCAAATCCCTGCGTAGCTTCGAGCACGTCCTAGCAGACGGAACGAAGCTTACCGGCCGCAAGGCGCTGGTGGCTAAGGCCATCGAAGAGAACGCCAAGCTACAGCGCGCCGGCAGGCCCACCAAAGACCTTCGCCAGCATTGGGAGGAGACCTTTGACGTCGGCACCAAGCGCGAGGAAGTGAAACGAACCGCGTGGGAAACTGACGCGCGCAAACGGTGGGATGAAGAGAACCGGGCGAGGAATACCGAAGCAGCTATTTCCGGTGGACAGCCACCTCAGGGACGAACGGCCGAGCACTCAATCCTCTTTAGCCGGAACATGCGAACTCCGGCCGAGAAGGAAGCAGCGGCCGCTCAGGGCAACGGCAATCGTGGACCGGACAGGGACGCAACAATGCCCCCGGTTGGCGCAGCCGATCGCGAAGCACGCTGGCAGCGCGCAAGCCATAATTATTTAGGCCGGCGCGCGGCGGGTGTCCCTATGGGGCAGCCTGATCCCGCAGACAGTAAAAAAGCCTAAGTCGTAGAGCCGCAACAACCCTCCCCTGGGACTGCACGCAACGCGCACTGAGGGCCCTTTGAGGTTACGACCTTGTCGGACCCGATCCTTGACGAAATAAACCTGACTACGCTCAAGGAAATTTATCCGGATGCCGTGGAAGACAACTTCTTCCTCGACTCCCCATTCCTTGCGCACCTGCGTAAGAAAGCCATGGTGCCCTTCACGGGCGGGGCTTTCATGCAGACCGTCTTCATCTATGGCCCGCTGCTCGGCGGCGCCTATGCACGAGGGCAAAACTTCAACATTAACAAGCCGCAAACCTTGAGCGGCACCGTGTTCGATCCGAAGTACTACGAGGTCTCGGTGGTCGAGTACAAGGAAGACATCCAGGTCCTGAACAAAGGGGATCTGAGCATCTTTCGGCTTATTGACATCGACATGCAAAACGGGATTCAGACGATCTCGGCTATCATTGCTGTCGATCTGCAACTGAATGGCCAGCTCTCCGGCCGTACGCTGAACATCAACGGCTGGCCGGAAGCTATCAACGATGGCATTGTGCCCAGCTGGGACGGCAACATCTACACCAGCTATGGCACCCAGGCCCGCAACGGCGCCATTTCGAAGGCCCTGAACGGCAACGTGTTCTGGGGTGGTGACTCATCGGGCGGCCTGGGCCTGGTTACTTACCAGCTGCTTGAAGAATCCTATCAGACCGCCACTGTCGGCCGTGACGAGCCTGACCTGGGCGTCTGCAATAAGGCGTTCTTCGCTTACATCAAGGAACGCATCCAGCCGCAGCAGCGCTTCGCTCAGGAGCGCGATCCATACTGGGGCGCCAACGGAATGAAGATGAACAACGCCCTCATTCTGAAAGACGACTACTCCCCCTCGCTGAAGTATGGCCAGAACCAGGCTGGCATCGGGAACTTCCTGACTTCCAGCTTCGCTTACACCGCACCTGGCTCACCTCCTAATGGCTTCCCCACCAGCTCCGTGACCCTGCAGGTTGGCGAGGTCTTCACCTGGTTTAACACCCGCAAGTTCCTGTTGCGGATTTCGGATGATCCTGAGTTCGGCCTGGGATTCTCTGGCTTTGTTCCGGCACAGGACAACACCCGCGTTGTCGGCCAGATCAAAGCGGCCATCAACCTGGAGTGTGTGGCCCCACGCTTGAATACCCAGATTTACGGGATTGGAGGTTAATCGACCATGCCGACTAATCTACTAACCAACATCACCCACTGGTCTTCGCAGTACTTGGACCTGATTAACGATGCCTTCATCGGCTCTGGCTCGTCCACGGGCACGGGTGCGCAACCCTACCCTGGTCAGCTCGGCGGCATCATCGCTCTTTCGGAAGCTGAAGCAGCTCTCCGTGGCTCGGCTATCACCTTGCACGCGGGCATGTATCAGTACATCCAGTTCAAGTCTGGCTCCACCGCGTCCAACGCTGCTTCCACGGCCGTAGTCTATGCCACCGCTTCGGATCGCGCAAATTACATCGCTACCCCTGATGTCACGGCCAACACGCAGGGCCAAATCGCCGGCTGGGCTCTCGGCGCAGTCACGAAAGGCAACTATGGCTGGATCCAGATCGGCGGTGTGGCTAACGTCAAGTTCAAATCCTCGCTTGGCGCGGCCACTCCCGCGATTGGCGACATGGTGATCCTGGATCAGACGCCAACTAACACCGCTGATGTTCCAACGCAGTCTGGAAACCCGACGTACTTGATTCTGAAATCAGTCGTCGGCGTGGCTCAGGCGGCGGCAGTAGCTTCGGCGTCTTCGCTTGTGCAATTGTCGCCGCGATTCCTGAACCTGTAAGCTAGCAGGAGGAAAAAAATCGTGGCGAACACTAAACTAGCGCTATTCGGCTTCGGTGATCGGATGATCGCCATCTGGGAGATCGCCGGCCCCTCGTCTTACACGCAAATCACTGTTGGCACGCCGCCTGCCGGCCCCACCGGTGGCCAGGTCATCTCGGCGCAAGCCTTGGGACTGAAGGCCATTGAGGAAGTCGTCGGGGGATTGGATAACGCGGGGCATTACGTTGTCCAGGGCTGCCAGCTCGGCGTCGGTACTGGTCAGTTCCCCAACACCTGCGCGCTTATATGGATCATTGCCCATACTGGCGCGGAGGAATCGGGGACCACCAACCTTAGCACTTTCAGAGTTCGGCTCGCGTTCATTGGCCGATAGGGGTAGACGTGCCTCTTGACGCCTTTGCACAGGAGCTCATAGGGCTCTTTCCAGATCTGTCAATCCTGCCGGCTCGGTCGCTGGTTAACCGGGCCTGGCAGGATATCCGCGACATGCGTCTATGGTCATTCCTGGTTGCGGAAGGCCCACTAGTAGTACCTAACGTGGTCTCTAACGGATCGGTGACGGTCACCCTTGGATCCACGGCTGTGGTTGGTGACGCTACCGCTGCCGCTGTCTGGATCACGCTGGCCTTTGCGAACCCCCCGCTGGCATCCCCAAACATAGGGACTGCTCGCCAGTTCCGCCTAGGGCAGGGAAATCCCGTCTACAACATCATCGCTTTCGACGGCGTCAACACGATCACCCTTGATCGTCCTTACGTCGAGAGCTCCCTGGCTGGTCAAAGCTATCAGATATACCGCGCCTACTACCAGCCTCCTTCCGCCGACTTCTATCGCTACTTCTCAATCACGAACGTGGCCTTAGCCTACTCCATAGTTGGCAAGTCCCTTACTTTCAACCGTGAAGAGCTGGATCTCAAGGACCCGCAGCGCGGTGCGCAGGGGGACGCCTACATCCTGGGTTCCTACAAGCCCGATCCCACAACCTCGATCCCCGTTCATGAGCTCTGGCCTAATCCCGTGAACGCAAATACTTACTTGGCGATATACCAGCGTCGTGGCCTGGCCATGACTCCCACTGGCGTAACTCCCGTCGTGGACTACCCGCCAACTCTCTCCAGCTCCCTTCTCATGGCCCGGGCTGAGTACCGTACGGCTCAGTGGGCAGTCCAGAACATGAACCGGTACAAGGATCTGAAAGGTATCAATTGGTTTCAGGTGCGCAAGGACGCCACTTCTGAATTTCGCGAGGAATTCATCCAGCAGGCGCGCATCGACATGGAGATCTTCAAAAATAGCTGGGTACTGCCGAAGGGCACTTATCTGGGCTTCCCGGTTGACGCTGCATTCATTCAGTCACACGATGTTGACCTGATGTTCCTTGATGTGGGTTAGTCTTTCAGCCTACACTGGAGCATGATTTCTTCCCCACCGAGAATTGCATTTTGCACCACCTGTAAGGGCCGCGCGCCGCATGTTGAACGCGCCTTACCTAAGAATATTTCGGATAATTCGGCTTACCAAAACGCTGTATTTGTTGTGGTTGATTATAATAGCCAGGACAATTTAGTCGAATACCTGAGATCTAAACACGCTCGTGACATTGACTCCGGCCGGCTAGTGGTTTACAGCTACCGGGGCCAGCACGCCTTCCGTATGGCGCACGCGAAGAACATCGCTCACCGGGCTGGCATCGATGAAGGCGCTGACATCCTCGTGAACATGGACGCTGATAATTTCACTGGGCCTGACTTCGCCGGCTACATCGCTGACCACATCAAGGACTCTGACACTTACATGTGGTGCAGGATGATCAACGGGGTGATGGATCGAGGAGTCTGCGGCCGAATCGTCGTACCCAGGGACGTGTTCCTCAAGACGGGCGGCTATAACGAATGTTATGAGACCTGGGGCCATGATGACAAGGAGTTCCACGCCAGGATCAAGCGACTGGAATCCACTGGCCTGGAGATCGATGCCGAGTATCTTCACGCCATCCGCCACAATGACAAGATACGCTTTCGCGAGTACCCAGAGCAGCGGCTGGCTCAGCAGAACTCTACTGATGGCCTGGAGCACATTCCGCCTGACACCATCGCCAACTATGGGAAAATCGGCTGTGGCGTCCTCTACCGTAATTTTGGATTCGATGACCCAGTGGAATTCAAGCCCCTGCCTACTCGCATCTTTTGCGTCGGCATGCACAAGACCGCGACCTGTTCTCTGCACAAAGCCCTGGGGATCCTGGGCTATGACAGCGCGCACTGGAAAACCGCGCACTGGGCCAAGAAGATCTGGCGCGAGATACGAACCATTGGCCGCTCGCTAACCCTGGAGAAGCACTATGCTCTAGGTGATCTTCCCATCCCCGCTCTCTTTCGTCAGCTCGACAAAGCTTATCCTGGCTCCAAATTTATTCTCACTGTGCGCAAAGACGAGCACTGGGTGGAAAGCGTCCGCAAGCATTGGGATCCCCGGTTCAATAAGTGGCGCTCGGCCTGGGACACAGACCCGTTCTCTCACCAGATCCACCAGGCTATCTACGGCCGCAAGGACTTTGACCGCGAGACATTCCTGCGTGTCTACCGCGAGCACAACGCCGCCGTTATGGATTATTTCAAAGACCGTCCAGGCGACATGCTGATCATGGACATGACGGTGGGCGACGGCTGGGAGAAACTATGTGGATTCCTTGGCCGGCCTATCCCCACTGAGCCTTACCCGCGCGAATACTTTACTCAAGTAGATTTCGGAGAATCAGGACACGGTATATGATTATTTAAGTGAAATGGTTCGCGCCATTTGTCCTGTTGTCTGGGTTAACTGCGCAATCGCTCCCGAATAATTGGGCTGGCGCAGGCATCGCGTACAACCAATTCTCGACTCCGCAGATCGCCGGCTGGGCGTCTTACCTCCACCTGATCAGCGTGCCCCAGGCCATGTACGCGGGCTTCAGCTACGACGTTACCAGCGCCACCGCTCACCCGTTCAAGATCCAAACCTCCACTCGCCTTCGCGTGGCCATGGTGGTACGCCAGTACCAGCGCCTCGCGATCATTGGCCTGGGGGACGCGGGCATGGCGGTCGCTGGCTCGAATTTGGGAGGTGCCTTCTCTGGCGGGGGAGCGGCTATCTACAAGCTAAACGACGGTTACACGGTGATGCTAGGCGCGCGAATCCTGAAAACATCTCTCGGGCAGTCGCAGGCTATCTATGAAATTGGTTTCGGAAAGGCATGGTGATGGATCGTAAAACGGTGTTGCTAATTATGCAGGGTGCGGGGATAACGGGTCAGCTGATTA